CGGCTACGGCGATGTTGCCCGCAGCGGTCCACGTCCACACTCCATCGGCGATAACCGTGATCTCGCCTTCCACGAAATTAGGTGGCAGGTTGATCGTGGCTGTGGCCGTGGTGCCGGTGACGTGAAACACCGGCCCCGAGGGAGTGATCGTGGTTGCCGAAGCGACCGGAGCACTGACCGGACTAAAGCGGCTCGGTGGCGACGGCACATCGGTGGTGCGAGGCGGAGTGAATAGCGGGAAGTCGGGAGAAAGCCCGGTTTGCCCGGAAATCACTGGAACGCTCGCGGAATGCGAGACTGCCTGCGTCCCTTCAATGCCACGGCGCACGCTGATCTGCGTGCCGTTTACGCCGGTCACTTCCATCATTTCCTGTTCCACGATGAGTCGAATGACAACTCCGGTCGTGTAGTTAGGGGCAACGATGCCAGTGGCTGACGCGACACCAAAGGTGGTTTGGTTCGGCGTGATTGCAGCGGAAAGTGTGGTTGCATTTATGCTCATTGGTCTTTTCTCCTTTACGCCGTCACGCGCACGGCACCCTGCGGGTACATGGTGAGCCACCCGCCGAGTACGTCGAGCCGCATCAGCAAACGGTCGGTGTTGATGTCGGGCATGGCCCACATGCGAATAGCCAGTCCGCTTTCCTTGTCGTGCGCCATTTCCATGATGTGCTGGTTCTCGTACATCTCGAGATCAGCGCATCCGAAAGTGAACGCCTCGGGATGGAAGGCCAACCCGCGTGAGGACTGTACGGCGCTGGCGCCATTGACGGTGATCGCCGCGTTGTTGGCGGGAGAAACGTCCACGGTCTGGTAAGGGCCGGAAGTGGTGATGCCGTCTCCGTCCACGCAAGCGATCGGGATGGTGGCTACGCCCGAGCCGTTAGAAGTAACCGGAGCGGTTACCACAAACGTGCGCAGGTCTCCCGTGGATTGACGAGTGAGCGGATTGATGCGGTGAACCCCGGCGAAGGTGATGATGTCACCCTGGTTCAGAACCAACGTGCTCGCTGTCCAACCACTGCTGGTAATGCTGGAACCCGTCTGCCCAGCCGAGTTGACGACCGGAGTTCCGCCCTGCGTTCCCACCGTGAAGCTCGGGCAGTTCTGGCTCATAAACCAGTCGAAGCCCAAGCCCTTGGAAACGAGGCCACGGAAATAATCTTCCGCGCCGCCTTCGCCCTTCGCCATGTTGCGCAAAAAGGCAAAAGTGGCCGTGCCGGAACCGGTAGCAACCAGGCCTTGCAGTGCCGGAAGGATCGAGCGGTGCATTTTGGGAGTGATATGCACGGACAATCCGTCGCCATCGTCGATTGGGAAACCTTCATCGGCCAGGACTTGCAGCGCGTTCAAGTACACATCAGAAGTCACGGGAGTGGTGCCAGGGGTTCCCACTTCTGCAGGGACGTTAATGAACTGCTGCATTCCGTCATAGTCGATGTCGTTCGCTAACTGAATGATCTTGGGCTTGGTGACGCGATTGGTGAAGTCATCAAGCGAAAGAGTCAGATCGGACGACGTGAACGCGCAGGCTTGCTGGTATTGCTTGTTCAGCACCAGCGGCACGGAACGTTCAATGTAGTCCTGAAGCTGAATGCCCTGCCCGGAAGTCGATACCGAACGCGCAGGCTTGCGAATGTTGAAGGTGTATCCAATCTTCGCCCCCGCGCGCCCGAAGCGGTCGTCGTACCGGCGCGTTACTTTCTTGGTGAAAGAGATGGAGTTTTCAAGAACCATGAGGTTCTTGAAACTGATCTCCTGATTGGTAAGAATCGTGGCCATCTAATTTTCTCCTCTACCTCCCGGCCCTCTGCGCGCGCTTGAACGCTTTGTAATCTCCGTTCTTGGCCGCATCGATGGAACTCATGGAGGCAAGCGTTGTTCCTGTGCGTACCGGCTGGACCGGAGCCGGGGCTTTTGGCTTGGTTATCGTTTTTGTCTCGCCCTCGCGCGCATTGGCAGGTCCAGAGGTTCGGCCGGAATCAGACTGCAGCTTGCGCGACAGGACTCCGACCTCAACCACTGCGGAAAGGGGAGACATGGCGGCAAGTTTCCGGGTGAAATCGGGATGCTTGCCAAGATAGTACGTGACCTCCGCGCCGTTGGTCTGTTCGAGCAAGGCTAATTGCACGGCGGTGTGCATGGGAATGTCCTGACCAACAACATCTTCCCAATCGTCGTGCTCGTCCTTGAACTCCTCAACCTGGGTGCGGTAATTCTGGTAATTCTGTTCGAGGGCGCGCTGCTGTTCATTCTGCGCCTCTTCCGCCTGCCTTTTCGCCAAGGCGCGTTCCGTGCCCCAGGCAAGCAAAGCGTCCTCGTACTCTTCGTCGCCATTGAAATCGGCGCGTTTGGGGCGCGGATTTTCTTCCGGCGTGGCTTCCTCGGTCTTTTTGCCTTCTAGAGCTTCTAGCCTGCGGCGCAGCTCATCGTTTTCCGAGCGCAGTTGCGACGTTTCGCGTTGCACGCGGCGCTGCAAGCGGCTGAGTCGCTTCGGCTCTTCCGTCTTTTCCGATTCCTTGGTTCCGCTGGCCTCTTGCCACACGGTTTGCGCGGCCTCGAACTCTTCCTCCGCCTCGTAATCGTCGCGCTTGGGTTCTGGAACAGGCTTGGGAGTTTCCACTACCTCTGGCGCTTCAGGCTCCAATCCGTTTTTCTCGAATACTTCGCGGATTTTTTCTTCTGTTGCGCCGGGACTTGCAGAAGTCAGAACTATGGACACAGTTTTATTCCTTTCATGTGCAAAATCAGGATGGCGATCAGCTTTCGCATGTCAGTAGATTTGCTGCGCGGTCATGGTTCCCGCTACGCCCATACCTCCAGCCGTGAATCCGGCGAAGGCGTTGAAAAAAATCGTCGTGGGGGTGGATACGGTTATCTCCACGTTCCCGGTCATGGCGTTCCAGGCAAAACCGCTCGCCATGGTCGCCCCGGCGGAACTAAAAGTCACTGTGTTGGTGCTTTCAATGCCGAAGTCCGTGGCATCGCAGGCGTTGTTCACCTTTCCAATACAGACCTGCGTAAACTGCACCACCGCTGAGCCTGATGTATCTTGAAACTGTCCCAGGACCTGAACGAGCCATGTTCCAGGAGTCAGGGTTAGAGATCCGGGGCTTAGAAATGTGTTGTTCGTAAGGGCTTGAGGAGTGCCCTGCGCAAACCGCAAAAAGGCAAAGGGTGATAGGCCGTTGCTGAATGAAGGCTGTGTTAGTGATTGCGCCGCTGCCGCGCCCATGGTGTTGCAGGGCTGCTGGCCGATAGCTAGGTCGATGTGGAATCCAGCGGGTCCGCCTTGCGTGGGGGCCACGGTTCCATCGGGGGTTGCCGTGTGAGCCATGAAACATTTGCCAGCAAAATCAAAGGGGAAAAAGTCGGCTACCTGTCCCGTAGTCTTGCCGACTCCTTCGTCCGGCATGGAACGCGGCAGTATCGAAGTATTTGCTGGAACCATCGTCCAGCTTGAATTTGTCCATGCGGATGGCGGGCTTACGGTGGTCTGGAAAAAGTAGCCGTCAGTAGGTACCGCTCCTGCCGCGCCGACAGGCGTCCCGTGGGGCCACGCATAATAGAGGCTGGAAGATACCTGCCGGATGCTCCGAAGATCGCCAAGCGTGCCAGTGCCAAAAGTAAAAATCGGATTATTGCCGGATTTGGTGCATGGGAATGTTGGCGTCGTAGATGATCCGCAGGTTGCGAGTCCCGTCGCCCAATTCCCCGCTGTCGCCTGCCCGTCATACATCAGATACCACAGCCCGCTTGAATCTCGGTTCAGCACCGCGTTGCCAAGATTTAAATGGTCAAATGCTCCAGTGCCGCCCAGTCCGACAACGCTCGTGGTCGTCGTGGGAGACGTGAATAATGGCGATGCACTCGATACGACGGTGATTCCCGTGGCCGAGAGGCCATTGGCACCGGCCATGTAATACGTGCTTCCTATTTTCGTGACGGTCGTGTGCAGAAGGCCACTCACAACCGGATTCGAGGCGTAAGGAGTGAAATTCTTGCAGTCCAGCGACTCTGCATAATTCGTGGCCAAGCCACTTGCGTAACCCGTGTCCCAGTACATCCCGCAAACGGGTACGCCGCTCGCCACGTTCGTCAGCACCACGGGCGAAGCAGGCGAAATCATGCTCGGCTCTTGCGCCACAAACTGCTCCGCGGCGCTGGCACCCATAATCATTCCGACTTTTTGCCACTGCCCGGCAGGAGAATTGATCGAAGCAAATCCACCCGAACCATTGTTGGTTTGCACTGCGCCCGTTGAACCGGAGGGAGCGCCGCCGCCCGAGCCGCCCCCGCCAAATCCACCGCCTTGCGTGCCCGCCTGAATTGCGACGTACGCATTCCCTGATGTATAAGCCGATGCATATACGCATAGATCGCTGAATCCGTTCGTTGAATATGTGGTGGTGCCGGCTGCGCTGACTGTTCCTGCGCTGGTCCAGGTTCGACCGCCGTTGTTCGATTCGGCCACAGTCAAGGTCGCAGAGAATGTGCCGGAAACACTCACGGTTGTGGTTCCTGAGTTCGCGGGCAGAGATTGCCTGACGAAGTTACCCGTGCAAGATGAGTTCTGCTGAAAGATTTGGCCGTTGGCTTGAGCGAAACAGGCCGGAGCTGCGAGAAGGAACAGGATCAGCAGTCTTTTCATAGAGTGGGTCCAGTTGTGCCAGGAACGGGAGAAACCGGCGCGGCGGGAGTGACGGACAATGGTTTTGGTTCTACCTTATTCGGCAATTCCGGCGATTCAAGCGGCTGTCCCGCCTCTGCCTCAACCGAGTAGGACTCGTGCAAAAGTTCCATGCGGTGCTGAATGGTATCGAGTTCGGCCTGCATGGCTTGCTTCCCCGCTTCAAGGTTGGCCTTGATCATCGCTTCAATCATGCCGGCCTGCGCCTGCATCGCGGCAATGCGTTCCTTGCTCTCGATTTGCAAACGGTTGGTGCGGATGGTGTCTGAGGCGCGATTCAGTTCGGTCACCAACTGCTCGTGCTGCTGCTGGAATTGCGCCAGTTGCGCTTGCAGGTTGGTAATCTGCGTTTGCGGGTCGCTGTCGTCCTCGTCCTGCAAGTTTGGCGGCAGCATTTTCTTCAGGCGTTCGCCCAGCACATGCGCGCCCGGCCAATCGGCGTACTTGACCCAAATATCTCCCACGATGGGGAACAGTTCTGGCTTGGCGGTGACGATGGCAGTCAGTGCGCGAAAGGCTTCTTGCCGCGCGGTTCGGTAGGTTGGCCCGCTCGATAGCGTCACGTCGTATTCGCCGAGCCCTACGTCGTACACTTTCTTGAGCGCCTGTTGATCCAGCAGCGTTTCGGCGTCCTGCTGCGTGGTTCCCTGCTCGGAATTGAAAATTACCGCGTGTTTCACCGTGTCGTCTGGATTCACGATGCGCTGAATACGCGGGGCCGTGATGAGCTTGGGGAATAGATCGAGCAAAATCTTGCCTTGCCAGCGAATGTGACGATTCAAATTGTCCGACCAGTTCACGCTGCCCGTGTCGGATTGTTGCTGGCGAGTCAGAATGGCGAAGCCCGATTCCTGCTCCGGGCCTTGCTCGCCTAGGCCAGGTCCGTAAATGCCGATGACGGACTTTAGGTCGTAATCGGACTGCTGCACCATCTTGGACATGGCCTCGATAGGCGGCTCGTGGCTCGCGCGCTGCGGCGGGGGAAGTGGTTTCCCGCTCTCGTCAAACGCCTTGTAGTACAGATACGGATAATTCTTGCGATTCGCCTGTCGATACTCTTCCTCATGGTTGGCGATAGAACCTTCGGCCACGTACAACGGGTCTTTGTTGCTGAGCGCGATTTGTTCCGCCGCACCCGTTATCATGAAGTTGTAAAGACGCTGCGGGTCTTGCGCGTCCCGCACCATGCCCGCGCGGTAAATCTTGCCGTCTACGTTCAGGCGCACCCCGGAAAGTTCGTTGATGGGAATGTATTTCCCCAGCCACTCGTAGCGGTGCAGGATTTCAACCGCGTTGTGCTTGACGCAGCAAACCTTGCGGGTAACCGTGTCGCGCTCGTCCACCACTTCCTTTTCATTGCCGCTAAACTCATCGGCAAACGTGGTGCTCCCATCGGCTAAGAGCAACAGCGTCTTGCGCTCGAGCTCAATCCACCAGTACTCCGCGATGCGTACCCCGTCCTTGACTACCCAGGAAGGTTCCGAGTTACCGAGATCGCTTGAAAAGTTGGTTTTTACCAGCTTGCTGCGCGGATATTCTTCCTCGTACTCTTCCTTGCTCATGTCCTGAACCACATGGCACCACAGCGGATCGGTGCCGTCGGGCTTGCGAATCGGAGACATGTAGACCGCGAAGGGATTCTCAATCAGCGCGATACGCGGCTCTTGGTCGAAGGATTTTTCACCGATGTACTCGCTGTCCACGCGCGAATAGGCCCAGCCAATCCGCAGCATCGTGTCGTACACCGTGTCGTAAACCACGTCGGCGAAACTAATTTGCTCCACGTGGCGCAACACGCCCTGGCAAATCTCCGCTGTCTCGGGATCGGCCTTTGAGCCTACCGGGTCAACCAACATGGCCGGCCGGTGCTGGCGCTCTTCGCCGGTATATTGCCTGAGGAAGGTAGGAATGCGGTTGACGGTGAGGCAGGGACGGCCTTCAATGTCGCGCTGCGCCTTGATTGCGCCGTCCCATTGGCCCGTCCCGATGGAGAACTTCAAATCCTTCAGGGCTTCGCCGCGCGTTTCCGATTCCGCCTCATAGGTAATCTTGAAGCGCTTCAGCGATTGCTGAATCAGTTCTTGGTCGGCCTGACTCTGCTTGGTAACACCGCGCTTGCTTTTAGACGCCAGCGTTGCCACTTATTTCATGTCTCTCAATTTTCCCATGTTCGGGTATTTCCGATGCACTGCGGCGCGCACTCTTGCTGCGATGGGCTTACCGCTAGACCGCGCAAGAGCGTTGCGAGCGTGGCTGCGATCCTCAATCGGGTAGGACCTATCGGGACCGGCAAACGATTTAGTTGGAATCTTCTTTCTTGCGGAGGCTGTCAATTTCGCCACGGATAATCACCCTCACATCTTCCTCTTGGCAGAGCACGTACTTACCGTCCTGCGATTGCCAATCCTGGTGCAGCCCGATTACCACCACATCTCCCGCCAAAACGCAGCAGCATCGCCGCTTTTCACCGCTCGGCAAAATGCGTACACCCGTGCCCGTGCGCACCACGCGCGCATAGCGCCAGGGATCGTTCATCTGCACGTTGTCGGGCAATTGGATAAACTCGTATTCCGATTTGG